ATGAAACGATTTACAGCAATATTATTTACAGGCATGATGATATTTACCCTTGCATCATGCGGCAAAAAAGCACAGGATACACCGACAGAGCCTGCAACAGAGACACAGGCGGCACAGAAGGTTGAGATGCTTACGGAAACAGAAGCCGTGACAGAGGTGGTAACAGAGGCCGCAAAAGAAACACAGCAGACAGAAACACAGCAGACAGAAGCGCAGCAGGAAGAACAGACTGCCGAACAGCCGGACGAGGAGCAGAACAATTCAGGTGATAATAATTCCTCTTATCAGTATGTAGAAAGAGCATCCTATGAGAATGGAGAATCAGTATCACTAAATCCTTCATGGCAGTATGCAGACCATTCAGCGATAAATTCAGGCTGTGCGGTCATGTACAAGGCTACAGCAAACCGCAAAAACATAGTAGTAGGTGTCAATGCCGGACACGGTACAAGCGGAGGAACTTCGGTGAAGACACTTTGTCATCCGGACGGCTCTGCAAAGACCACAGGTGGTACAACAGGCGCAGGCGCAACAAAAGCAGTGGCAGTTTCAGGCGGTATGTCCTTTAATGACGGTACACCGGAGAGCTCTGTCACACTCCGTATGGCGCAGATATTAAAGGACAAGCTGCTTGCGGCAGGCTATGATGTGCTTATGGTAAGAGACGGAAGCGATGTGCAGCTTGACAATGTGGCACGTACTGTCATCTGTAATAATGCGGCAGACTGTCATATCGCTCTGCACTGGGATGGCGACGGACTAAGCTACGATAAGGGCTGCTTTTACATATCAGTGCCTGGAGGCATAAAGGGTATGGAGCCGGTTGCATCACACTGGCAGCAGCATGATGCACTTGGGGCAAGCCTGATAGAAGGACTGCGCGCTCATGGAGCAAAGATAAACGGTAATGGCTCAATGGCGATAGACCTGACACAGACCTCATACAGCACGGTACCATCAGTGGATGTAGAGCTTGGCAACGCATGCTCTGACCACAGCGATGCCACACTTGAAAATCTGGCAGACGGACTGGTGCAGGGAGTCGAGGGATATTTCTAGAATATAAAAAGTTACTGTTGTTTTTTTGTGTGTATTGGCACTAAACTAAAGTTTGCAAAAACAACTGAATAGCGGATTCAAATGAATAGGACGCATAGTGAGATAAATGCGTCCGGTATGATTTTGTCAGTATAGAGGTGTTATTATAGAAGTGGTACAGCAGATAGAGAAAGGGAATATTATGACAGACAACAAATCCGGGGAGATACTCATAATAGAGGATGACAAGGACATTAATGATCTGCTTGCGACAGCGCTTTCAAAAGCCGGATATAGGACAAGACAGGCATGGTCAGGCACAGAGGGAGAGCTTTTGCTTAAGCTGGACAGGGAAGCTTATGCGCTTGTGCTATTGGATCTGATGCTTCCGGGGCTTTCAGGGGAGGAGCTTCTGGCACGGATACGGCAGATGGATGCGTCACTTCCGGTGATAATACTTACGGCAAAGGATGAGCTGGATGAGAAAATCAATCTGCTCGTGGCAGGCGCTGATGATTACATCACAAAGCCGTTTGAGATAAAGGAGGTCGTTGCCAGAGTGGCTGTGCAGCTGCGTCATGCGGTGGCAGATGTGCCTTCAAAGTCGGGCAAGGCAGGAGAAAACCAGACAAAAGCAGAAAATGATACCGGACAGGGAGATACTACAAATACATACATAGCGGGACCCGTTAAAATAGAGCACAGACAGCTTGTGCTCGATCGGATTTCAAGACAGCTTTATGTAGCTGATAATGCTGTTGACGGCATCACAAAGCAGGAGTTTGCCATACTCGAGCTTCTCATGGCGCATCCCAGACAGGTGTTTGCCAAGGAGGACATATTTGAATATGCCTGGGATGAGCCGTACATGGGCGAGACAAAGACTCTTGATGTGCACATCAGCAATATCAGAAAGAAGATAAAAAAGCTGACCGATGACGAGTACATAGAGACAGTGTGGGGCATCGGTTACAAAATGAAAGAGTAAAGGTAAACAAGCTTTACTCTTTTTTTACTTTTTGTTAGCGATGTATTAGGATTTTACATTTATATTATGATTAAAGGGTTGCTAAGGAAAAAAGAAAAGGAGATTTGATTGTGAGTGAAATATTATTGCAGACAAAGGCACTGACCAAGCAGTATGGACACCAGAAAGCGGTTGACAATGTGGATATCCACATCAAAAAGGGTGCAATCTATGGATTTATCGGCAGAAATGTTCCAAGATACATACTGAAAGTATGATCCACTACTTAGAAGATTATATGTACTGTACTAGAAAGCTGGGGCTTTATGTGCAGTTAGTAGCATAAATTATATAGGGGTTATCTAAATATATTTACCTCCTGTGATTAAGTTATATAAAGACTAAATCACAGGAGGTTTATTTTTATGATAACAGTAGAAAAACTGGAAAAAGGTACTTATTTTGATGATGCTTTTAAAATCTCATTTAGATACGATCCCACTACTGTAGCTAAGGTAAAAGAGCTGGCAGAGCGGAGATATTTACCAGAGGATAGAGCGTGGGAGATCCCAGCACATGAGTTACCAGCTCTCATAGAGAAAGTAGGGCTTAGCAATATCAAAAGTGAGGAGGCTGTAGTACAAGCTCTCAATACTAAGGAGATCGAGGATAAAAGGGAGGCTACACAGGAGAGGCTAAAGGGTATTAAGCCTGTAAGAGATTTTGATTTTAAGACAGCTCCCCTCCCTCATCAGATCGAGGCTTTTAATTATGGAATGGAGAAAAACTCTTTACTTATCGGAGATGAGCAGGGCTTAGGCAAGACAAAGGAGAGTATTGATATTTGTGTAGCCAGAAAGAAAGAGCTCATTAAAACCCTTATTGTATGCGGAGTGAACTCTGTAAAATATAACTGGGAGAAAGAGATCCAGATCCACTCTAACGAGGGCTGTGTAATGGTAGACGGTAAGACAATGGATATTAGAGTACAACAGCTAAATGACTGGTACAGGGGCTCCTCTTATTTTGGGGTTATCAATATTGAGAGCCTCAGAAATGAGAAAATACAAGATGCTCTCTATCTGGGGATTAAGGATGGATATATAGGGGCTATTATTGTGGATGAGATCCATAAGGCTAAAAACGGAGGCTCTCAACAGGGAAAAGCTCTTAGATTTTTGAAAGCTCCAGTTAAGATAGGATTATCTGGTACTCCGATGAATAAAGCGGAGGATCTGTGGAATATCCTTACATGGCTGGGAGTAGAGAGGAGATCCTTTTATAGTTTTAGAAATGCCTATTGTACTATGGGAGGTTTCGGAGGCTATAAAGTAATCGGATATAAAAACTTAGATAGCCTCAATGCTGAGTTAAATACTGTAATGCTTAGAAGAAAGAAAGAGGAGGTACTAGATCTCCCTCCTAAGCTGTACAGTACTGAGTATGTAGAACTTACCACAGCTCAGAAAAAACAGTACAGGGATATTAAAAATGGCATTGTAGCGGATATGGAGAATATCTTAGCCTCTGTTAATCCTCTTAATTGTACTCTCCGCCTCAGACAGCTTACCAGCGGTAATCCTAACTTAACAGATGATAGCCCTAAGCTGGATCGTATTAAGGAGATGCTGGAGGAGGAAATTATCCCTAATGGTCACAAGGCTATCATATTTTCTCAGTGGAGCACGATAGCTAAGGATCTGGGGATAGAGCTTAGTGAATATGATCCGATTGTAATTACAGGAGAGGTACCTCCAGAGCAAAGGCAGAGATTAGTAGACAATTTCCAGACTAACCCACACTGTAAAGTAGCTATAGGAACTATCGGAGCTATGGGTACTGGATTAACTCTAAATAAAGCCTCTTATGTATTTTTTATGGATAAAGCATGGAATAGCGGAGATAATGCACAGGCTGAGGATAGAGCCCACAGAATAGGTACCGTAGGGGCTGTAAATGTAATCTCTATGGTGGCTAAGGGTACAATAGATGAGGCAGTAGAGGATTATCTGTTAGAAAATAAAGATCTTATTGATCGAGTAGTAGACGGTAAAGGATCTAAGCAGGATATTAAAACTATCCTTAACAAATTACTTAGCATTTAATATACAGGTGTGGTATAATAACTCAAAATGGAGGTACATAATGAGAGCGATAACAATAGATGCAGATACAGGAAAAAGAGTATACACAAGGAAAGAGGTAGCGGATCTGGTAGGAGCCTCTACTCAATCTATCCGCCTCTGGGAAGATGCTGGAGCTATTCCAGCAAGTGTAAGAGATGAGGGAGGCTATAGATACTGGTATGAGGAGGATCTGGAGGCTATAAAGGCTTATGCCTCATTACCGAGAAAAGCAAAACTTAAAAAGTAGCCCTAAGTGTGAGGAGAGTGTAACAGCTCTCCTCTTTTTTTTTGTCCTTAATTTTGAGAGCTATCTAAAAATTTACCGTTTGTGTGATTAGGTTAAGTATCAAAAGAAAAGGAGGTAAGCAGGATGCTTAAAATCAGTTTTACAAATGCTGAGGTATCGGATCACGGATACGGTTTAGAGGTAAATGGTAAATCCTTAGAGGATATTATCTCTACCGCCTTAGGAACTAAGGTAAAAGGTAATGGCGGTTACGGATCTGGATTACCTAGCTTTAGCTCTAATAGCTGTGATGTAACGGTTACTATCAATCCACACGATAAAGAGTGTGAGATTGAAACAGAGGATAACGTGTGGCACAGCGTAGAGGAAATGGAGGCAGAAAAGAGTGAGCAGTTTCAAGAGGAAAATGCAGAGGCAGATCCAGAAAAATAATGGTACCCTCCTCCACAAAAAGGTAGTAGCTAGAAAGATGGGCTGTAAATCCGTGGAAGAGTATAACCGTAGAATGGCACGCAGAGAAAAGAATTTAAAAGAGGTGGAGGATAACAAAGATGGCAAATGATTTTACAGCAAGAGTAGCAGGTATCAGCGTAGAGCTGGGTATGAGTGTACAGAATAAGAGTGGTATCTGGTGTAAGCCTACAGTAAATATGGATATTAAGATTGATGGAGGTACGAACCCTCAGCAGAGAGAGGCTATTATTAAACAGGCTTTTGATGAGGTTTGTGATAACATTGAGAAAACCATCTCAGAGATGGAGTAATACTTACAGGGGGGGGGAGAGTATCTCTCCTCTCTCCTTAACTGGAGGTAATTATGGCAAAACAGATAAAAGTAAGAGAAGATAATTACTTTGCTGTACAGGGCTGGATGGTAACAGAGCTAAAACTAAAGGGTAATGCTCTTATGCTCTATGCGATCATCTACGGATTTTCTCAAACTACTAACACAGCTTTTACAGGGAGTGTAGACTACCTCTGTGAGTGGCTGGGTGGTGTATCAAGACCTACAGTAATTAACACTTTAGATAACCTAGTTAAGCAGGGGCTCCTCACTAAAAGCAGTACCACTAAAGGGGCTCTCATTTACAACAGCTATACAGCTTTAAGACCGAGTAAAAAAATTTTATCCGATGAAGATCCAACGAGTAAAAAAACTTTACCCGATACGAGTAAAAATTTTTTACTCAATAAAGATAGTAAAGATAATATAGAAAAATCCATCTCTAAAGAGATGGAGGGCAAAGCCCCTAAAAAGAAATCTTATAGTACTATCTTAGAGGATCCTGTTAATAAGTTTGTGAAAGAGGCTCTTAGTAAATTTATCCAGTATTGTAGGGGTAAAAACTATACGCCTAAGGTAACTACTGTAGAAAAGTTTGCTAGTACTCTTAGAGATAATGCTGGAGAGGATCCTGTAGTGGCTCTGGCTATTGTGGATCAGAGTATAGATAAGGGATGGAAAGATCTCTATCCACTTAAGAACTATGGTAGACAGGGAAAGCCTACAGCAGTTAGTAAAAAGTTTAGCGGTAATACCCTTAAAGATGCTGAGGGTAAGGATATTGTATTTTAGCAGTCTGGAGGTGTAACAGCTCTCCTCTTTTTTTTTGTCTAAAAAATTTTCTCCTCCGTGATTAGGTTAATCATAGATATAAGGGCACTTAGATCTAACAAAAGGAGGTAATAGGCAAAATGAAATGTTATGCAAGTGATTATTGCCAGAAAGATAAAAGCTCCTGTAGTGATGTATGCGGAGGCTACAGAGTACTTAGAGCTTTATATAATTTAAGCAGGATCCCAGAGAGATACCGTTACACTATCGCTCTTAAGCCAGAGAATGGAGAGGATCTGGAGGCGTTTACAGTGCTGGATAACTATAAAAATGATGTGCTCAATATGGTAGATGAGGGCAGAGGCTTATATATCTGGGGAAAGAGTACAGGGAATGGTAAAACCTCATGGGCTTGTAAGATTATGAGTTACTTTTTCAGAAAAATAGCGTTTAATACAGGGCTGGAAAATGAGGGGCTATATATTTTTCTCCCCACTTTCTTAGAAGATCTCAGAGATAACTATGATAACAAAGATCCAGAGTTTGATGAGATACTCAGAATGATAAAAACCTGTAGGCTCCTTATCATAGACGATATAGGAGCAGAGAGGGTAACGGACTGGGTAAGGGAGAGGATGGTAAGTATCATAAATACCAGAGTATCTAATAACCTTACTACGATCTATACCAGTAACCTCTCTCCAGAGGAGCTTAGGAGTGAGTTAGGAGATCGGATAGCCAGTAGAGTATTAGGATCCTCACAGGTAGTAGAAATTACAAGCGGAGATAGGAGGGGATTATAAATGGCTAATATGATTGAGCAGAGCTTACTCTGTAAGGTATTAGATGCTCCAGATCTGGAGATCCTCCACTCTAACGGAGTAGTAGAGGAGATGTTTCTTACCTGTAAGGATGAGATCCATTTTATCATAGAGCATTATAACAGCTATAAGCAGATGCCAGATAAACTAACCTTTTTAGGCAGGTTTAAAGATTTTCAAATGCTGGAGGTTACAGAGAGTACAGATTACTTAGTATACAAGCTCAAAGAGGCTTATACATATACTAAGCTGGTTCCTCTGATTGAGGATACAGCAAAGGTAGTAAAAGAGGATAGTATTAAGGCGATCCAGTACCTCAAAGAGGAGATAGAAAAGCTGGAGAAATCCGTACCAGTGAGCAGGAATAAAGATGGCTATGATATTATCTCTAACGCTGGAGATCGCCTTACAGAGTATAAAAAGCGTTGTGAGGTAAAGGGGCTTATAGGTATTCCTACAGGTATCCCTAAGCTGGATGAGATTACTAATGGCTGGCTCTGGGGAGAGGATCTGGTAGTACTCACAGGGCGTACTAATGTAGGTAAAACATGGATCGGAGAGTACTTTGCTACTATGGCGTGGAACATGGGCTATAAGATCCTTATGTACTCTGGAGAAATGAGTACCGCTATGGTTGGTTTTCGTTTTGATACTCTCAATAAGCACTTTAGTAATATGGGGCTCCTTAATGGATCTGGTACTCTGGGAAAGAAACCAGATACAGACGGAGCAAAGTACTTACAGGAGGATTATGAGAAGTACATAACACAGCTCCAGCAAAAGAGCGGATTTATCGTAGTTACTCCAGATGATTTTGAGGGGCGTAAGCCTAATGTGGATGAGATCAAGAGCTTAGCTATTAAGCATGGGGCGGATATGATTGTAATAGATCAGCTCTCTCTTATGAGTGATAAGCGTAGGGCGGATATACCTAGAATAGCTTATAACAATATCTCAGAGGATCTCTTTTTGATGAGTAAGGAGCTTAAAAAGCCTGTACTCCTTATGGCACAGGCTAACCGTGAGGCAGTTAAGAACCGTAAAAAAGGGGAGAGCCCAGAGCTCCACGATCTGGCAGAGAGTGACGGTGTAGGACAGAACGCCACAAGAGTATTATCTCTATCCGTGATAGATGGCACTCTTAAGATCAGTGTTAAGAAAAACAGATATGGTATAAATAACAAAGAGGTACTTATGATCTGGGAAGTAAACACAGGATACCTTAAGCCCCTCCTTAGTGAAAATCCAGAGGAGAGCACAGAGGATAAAAAGGATGATAAATCAGATGGAGAAAAGGATAAAGGAGGAGAGAAAGACTATGGTTTCTAAAGGCGGAGTACCTAAGGGGCGGATCATCCCTGTATATCTTACAGATGAGGGAGATGTGTACCCTATTTATTTACATGAGATGGGAGAGTTAGAGATTATCCAGAGACTTGTAGCAGGTATCTTAGATAATAAAATTGTTGTGGATACTAATACCAGAATTAACTCAGAGAATGATAAAATCTCTATTTTTGATTTAAGTAAGAAAAAATAATAAAAATTTCTCTAAATGTTACCTCTTTTTCTGATTAGGTTAAGTAAATCGGAAAAGGAGGTACTTTTTTATATGACGATTACAAGTAAGGAAGTAGCGGAGATGCTGGGAAAGAGGCACGATAACCTTTTAAGAGCGATCCGCAAATATATTACACAGTTAGGAGATGAGGCTCCTAAGTATTTCTCAGAGGATCCAGATAAGGGCGGTAGATTGTACCATATTACTAAGGCTGGCTGTGATCTTATGGCAGGGCGTATTATCGGAGCTCAGAGTGAGGCTTTTAAGACTAAGTATGCTCCAGTGTTTGGAGAGGAGGCTCCTGTAGAGGTGGTAGAGGAAAAGCAGGAGGAGCCACAGGAGAAAGCCTACACAGTAGAGGAGGTAGCCCAGATCTTAGGCTGTAGTGAGAGAAATGTATACAGAAATATCCAGAGCGGAAAGCTGGAGGCGGTAGAGCGTGAGGTAATGATCCCTACTCTTAAGAAGTTTGTAACGGAGGAGGCTCTGGAAAAATATAAAGCAGGGAGGGCTAGTTAATGAACTACTTTGAAATGAAATGGAGGCTCTCCGCTTGCAGAATACAAGCAGGGTACTCACAGGCAGAGGTGGCAGAGATCTTAGGCTGTAGTGATAAGACTATTGTTAGCTGGGAAACAGGTAAGACAGCTCCTAAGATGGAGAAAGCACAGGAGCTTAGTGATCTGTACGGTATCCCTCTGGCTTATATGGATTTTTCAAAGGCTGGAAACTCTACACCTCTTAGAGAGCGTGAGAGTGAGCCACAGATCCCAGCTTTTTAACAAATATTACCAGTAGCTTTAGGAAAATACTGGTAGCAGAATAAAAAGAAAGAGCCAGCCTATATAAGACTGGCTCCCCAGAGGATTACTCCTCTGTGTGTTGGAGTTTGTAGATCCTAAGAGCTACATCCCTCACTAAGAGCTTATCCTCAGTAGATAACTCAGAAAAAATATCTGTGAGCTCTGAAAGTAGCGGATCTGGAGTAGAAGTGTTAGCGGTAAAATCGAAAAACTCACTAACAGGGGCTCCTAAGTATGTAGCTAGGTTTTGGAGCCTATCCATATCTGGTAAGTGTTTACCATTACTCCAAGAGGAGAAAGTAGTAGGCGGTATTCCAATACCATCCGCTACCTCTTTCTTACTCTTTCCAGATAGTGCTAAGTAGTAACTCAGAGCTTTTACAAAGTTATCCGTGAGAGAGGAATTGTTAGCCATTGTATCACCTCCTCTCTTTGAGGGATGATTAAATAATACACCTAAACAGTAGAAAAGTAAAGTAAAACATACAAAAACTACTGTTAAACAGAATTTTTTATTGACAAGTGGTAAATACTCCATTATACTACTAAACAGTAGGAGAAAGCTACAAAAGCTCCTCTCCTTATATTTTTTTACCTATTCACTACTGTTTAACAGTAGTTTTAGGAATATATTTTAATTTTTAAAGGAGGTACAAGCTAATGAATTTAGCAGAGTTAAAGGAGGCTTATAAAGCCAGAAAGCTAGCCTTAGACAGTGCAAAGAAAGAGGAGGAGAAATACAAGGCACTCCTTAAGGATGCGATGTTAGAGGCTGGAGAAAGTGATTACACGGATGAGGCTGGATACCGTTTTGAGCGAATTGTGCAGGAGCGTAAGAGCATGGATGAGGAAAAGCTCTTAGCAGAACTCCATGAGAGAAACCTTACTAGCTGTATCGCAACTAAGGAGGTTGTAGATGAGGATGCAACTCTTAAGGCGGTAGAGGCTGGAGAGTTGCCACAGGAAGTATTAGCAGATGCCTTAAAGGTAACAGAGGTAGTAATGCTTAAGCTCACAGCTCCTAAAAAGGCAAAGGCTAAAAAGTGATAACGATCTGGAAAACTCCAATAGTAGCCACAGTAGAGCAGGTACTTAAGGATCTTAAGCTCCAGCTCTACGGAGCAGGGCTACTTAAGGAGATTAAAAACACAGGATCGGATCTTATGTGTACTTGCCCTTTTCACGCAAACGGTAAGGAGCATAACCCATCTTGCGGAGTGCTCCTACAGCAAAAGGTAACAAAGGATAAGACCTATGAGGCTGGTACGGTGCATTGCTACACCTGTGGATACACAGCGGATCTACCTCAGTTTGTAGCGGATCTGTTAGGGCTGAGTAGCCCAGTAGAGGGCTTTAAGTGGCTGGTAAATCAGTACAACTCCTTTTAAGATGGCTAAGGATAAGCAGGTACAGCTCTGGGAGAGAGGCTTAACAGACATTAAGAACCTTATCGGCTTAGCTGGAGAGTACGGAGATCTCACTAAGAGAGATATTAAGATTAAGAGATCTGGAGCAAAGGGTAGCCTTAAGACTACATACCAGTATTTCCCTAAGGATCCTAGTGAGATGGAGATCCCAGAGCCTCAGAACTTAGTAGGCTCACTTATCTTAGATCTGGATCATGAGGATCAGATTAAGGCTATCGAGGGTAGATTACAGCTTAACAAGGGTAACAATAACGATAGTAACAATGACAGCGGAGCAGGAGCTACAAGAGTATTTTAAGGCAGGGAGGGAGGCTAAAAACCTCCCTTTTTTATTAAACAGGAGGATACAGGATGGCAAGAGAGATACAGGTAGATATGAGTAGAGAGAGCGTGGATCTGGAGGATCTTAGTAGCCGATTAGCTCATAAAAAAGTATGTAATATAAATTTGAAAAGAAACCAGAATACCTTACTTAAAGGGCTGGAGGTAATAAATGAGCTGGTAAAGAGCGGTAGGCTCCATGCTGAGGGAGAGTATGAGATTATCCGTACTCCAGAGAGGCTTAAGGAGGTAATGGAAACCTACTTAACTGGAGTAAGTGAGTATGTACTGGATGTGGAAACTACAGGGCTGGATGTGTATAACGATATTTTAGTAGGTATCTGTTTATATAATCCAGATCTCCCTAGTTTCTATGTACCGTTTAATCATACAGATCTCCAGAATAAGAGAGTTGAGGGGCAAATGACAGAGGAGGAGTGTAAGGCGGTTATGCTCCCTTATCTTGCTAATGGATCCC